AGTATCAAAAATATGAAATCCACGAATATCATTGACATCAGTCCAATACATTTCATAAGGATTACCGAGATAGAACACAGTTCCATTATCAGAACGAGTATGGTAATGACCAGAAAATACCTTTATGAAGTTTGGAAAAAGATTTGCTTCTAGTCCATGATCCTCCATTATAAGATGTTTATTGACACGAAATCCTTTGAGTTCTAAATGCCCCATAGCAACTTTTGCTTTAGATTTTTTAATTACCTTTAAAGTTTCTTCATAATTATCACTACAAATCCAGGGAATTAAAGTTATATCAATTCCACCAATTTTAGTATTTGTGGGAGAACTATAAGTTTTTATATTAGAATAATCCTGAAGAAGAAGTTCAGGAGAATTGACGTGATTTGAATCTTTAAAATAACAATCATGGTTTCCCACAAGCATATGAACTTCATATTTTTTAAGTGGATCAAATACAACTCTCTTTGCCCATTCTAAACTTTGATAATCAATTGATTTACGACTATCAAAAACATCTCCCATATGAATAACAGTTTTTATTTCATGTTCTTCCAGAGTGGGAAAAAATACATTTTTATAGAATAACTCAAAAAAATCATGAAGATACTTGGAACCTTTTTTACACCCGTAGTGGGTATCACAAAGCAAACCCACCTTCACTTTTGCTGCCTCCTACTATTTTCTTTTGCGGTTTTCATAAGATGTTCTTCATGTGTAATAATTTGGAGATTGTTAGGATGATGTAATCCACCCTCAAATAAAGGAACAATATGATCTATATCATACTGCATCCCAGTAGTAAAAGTCAAGTGCTGCGCCTCTTGATATATTTCTTGTATTTGGCGAAGTTGTTGTTCAGTAATGTCTATTGGTATTCCTTGTTTTAATCTAGCAAATCTTCTTCTTTGTTTTTCACAATTTACTGCTTTTCCTCTTTCGGACTTAGCATATTTTCTTTTGATAGAATTAACTAGATCTCTATTATTTTCACAATATTGTTGCTTCTTTTCTTTCGTTCTATAAGGTTTCATTAACTCTTCATTATTAAGTTTTTCTAACCCAATTTTAATAGTGCAAGAAACACAATTATAACTGCTTACATATTTTTCATAACTACCGCAATGTTTGCAGGCAGTAAAACCTGTATAAGTTTTTTTACCTTCTTTAATTGCATTTTCACGAGCAACACTTTTTTGAGTATATCCTTGTGCCTTTGCCTTTTCTTTATTTCTTTTTAAATTTTCCCCCATTATCCGTTTTCTTTCTTCGGGGGTATATTTTGGTTTAGTCATAAGTATTTCTAACTCCCAAGTATATAATTATTTATAATATTTTGGAGTTAGAAAAAGTCATCTATTGAGTTTGTATTGGATGTTATCTTTCATACTATTAAACTCTGAATTGTTCCCCGAAAGTAATCCATCATCAACAGTCATAACCTCATCAAAACCAGTTCGTTCGATGATTTTGGTTTTAATTTCTAGTTGCTTCTTTTCTTTCTGAATACGACGGAGAAAAGCATAGTGAATAATCTGAGTAAAATACGCAAATGGATTTTGAGACCTTTCTGGATTAAAATTATGAATATATTGAACACAATTTTCAATTCCATCAGAGCACATATCCTCTCTAAACATATAATTCACAAAATTTGGTTTATATGAAAGGTGTGTGGCAATTTTTAAAAAACATTCCCCAAGATAATTTGGAATTTTGGGTTTTCCTTCCCATGCACCAGACTTAGGTGGATACTTATCATACTTCTCAAAATATATCTCTGATGCCTTTTCTAATTTAGATTTATAAACAATAAGAGCTTCCAGTAGATCTTTATTATTTACATAATGTTCTGATTTCTTTTTTGGCATGGCATCGGACTTGCTGTATGATTTATAATTTATTATAACATATCTTTATATGGATTGACAAATCTTTGAAATCTGTATAGAATAGGTTTGTTGCTTTTGAAGGGTAAGTATTAGAGTTATTTGCAATCTCTGAAGAGATTTTCCAAATTCTTTCTTGCTTCCTTTACAGAAGTGACATAACCTTTTACTGTTGAAGGATTTACCTCACCATATGACTTATATACTTCTTCATTCAAATTATTAAGATAATACTCATATAATTGAATTAATCTACTTTCCTTTATTTCAGTCATTGTTATTACCTTATCAAATTTAATAAAAAATATATCATCATTTGTCATTTCCATCCAAGGATTTATTTTGACATAATAATTTCCAGTAAAAGATACTGATGGTTTCATAATAACTGGATTTTGTAGAATAATAATTGGATCATCATTATTTTCATCTATCATAATTAATGATAAAATTTCTTCACCAGATACTAATTTTAAAATACAATAAAACTCATCTTCCATTAGTTTTTTAGCGGTATGTTTATAATGTCGTAATTAAAGTTTTCTTCAGAATATATTTTAATTCTTTCAACTAAATGATTTAAGGTATAATTTTTTCTTGATTTATAACTTATATCATCCGCAATATCATATAATTTTGCCTTTATTTTTTTATCACCTTTTCTTAAGACTCTCCCAATTGATTGAAGATTTCTTATTCTCGATTTACTTGGAGATGCAAATATCACATTATGTAAATTCTTAATGTTAATTCCAGTTGAAAAAGTTCCATAAGATGCAACAATAATTGCATTATTTTCTCTTTCTGTAATTTCACGAACCAATTCTCTTTCTTCTGTATTCACACCACCATGAACAAAAAATACTTGGCGATCATTAGTCTTGCTACTATTTATAAGTTCATATAAATGTTGCCCATGACCCTCAACTCTTGAAAAAAGAATAAGTGTATTACCTTTAAGATCAAGAGCAAGTTTTTTAATAAAATTATTTCTTTGTTGATGATTAATTAAATATTGAATTTCATCTTCATATAATTCAAATCTTTGTGGTAAATGTTTAAGCAATAAAACTTTAATATCTAATTTTGCTAGATGGCCTTTTTCCATTAGTTCATCTGTTTTTATAATTTTATATGATGGTCCAAATAAACCTTCCAGAACCCATTTATTAACTTCAATACCATCAAGTGTCCCAGTAAATCCAAATCTATATTTTGTATTACATAATTTAGTCATTATTGAAACAATACTCTTAGCCTTTGCAGTATGACACTCATCAACAATAACACAATTAAATTTTTCAAAATATTTTTTTGGCATTTTATACAATGCTTGCCAAGTAGAGATATAAACCTCTTTTGAATCATCTTTTTCTCTTCCAGAATATATCATATGGCAATGATTTTCGGAGTCCCACCCATAATCTTTAAAATCTTTATAAAGTTGAGAAACTAATGAAGTTGTAGGAACAAGAATTAAAATGTTATCTTTTTTTGATGAATAATATCTAACCAAAGAATATATCATTAAAGATTTTCCAGAAGCAGTTGGAGATACTATGACTTTTCTATTATGTTTAAGTGCTTGATATATTCCATCAATTTGATAATCTCTTGGTTCATATTTACTAATTGAAGTAATATAATCTTTTACACCTTCTTTTGAAATCATTTCATTGACTTCAAAAGGAAGACCATAATACTTATTATTTCGAAACTCGTAAGTATAGTTATGATCATTGCAGAATTGAATTACTCGATCTAATAAACCAACATAGATTTCTTGAGTATTAACATTAAACATATAAATTTTTCCATCCCACCACTTATTCTTATAAGCTGGGGAAAATTTAGCATTTGGCACTTCAAATTGAAATGCATCTCTTAATTCGTAATAGATATGCGGATCTGCTTCAATCTTTAGGTATACTTCATTCTTTTTCGATATAATCAAATGAGACATTCATAAAATATCATCTATGAATATTTATTTGATATATTTTAGATAGTTTTAAGTATTTAATGCTTTTTCAATTTTTTCATCATATGCAGCAGACATTCTTTCTGCTGCCCCAGTATTTTTTGGTTTTGGTCTTCCTAACCTTCTCAACCTTGCTAATAAATTTGCAGATCTAGATGGACTTCCTGATCTCAGTAACTCAATTTCTCTATCTATATTTTTACCTAATTTATCTCCTCTTCTTAGAGCATCTTGGGATGCTTGTGTTCTAGTAAGACCATATCCAGGTTCTCCCGGTTCAGGTCTTCTGTTTTTCTTCGATGCGTTTGAACTGAATGGTTCTATGTTAACATTAGACAATGAATGACCAGGATCTTCTGAATTTGGATCATCTGGTTGAAGTGGTTGTTTGTGTCCTAAACTCAGTTTAACTCCTGTTGCTTTTTGAATTCTTTGTCTTCTTTTTATTATCTTCTTAATTCCAGTTTCTTCGGTATCTTTTGCTAGAGCAACTCTTTCTTCTTCTCCTCCTGCAGCGTTACGGAGTTCATCTTGACTGAGTGCATATTTTTGTTCTGCTTCTTTTCTTTTCCTAGATGATGCTTCTCTATCTAAAACTGGACTAACTGCCCATACTTTTGGGTTTCCTTTACCAGCTTTATTTCTCATCTCATATGCGATGCCATTAAAAATTTTTCGTGCTGGACCTTTTCCTGATGCTCTATCTTGTTGCCACTTTAAATATTCTTCATCTGGAATTCCATATTTATTTTTTGCTTCTAAAATAAATTCTCGAAACGTTTTCATCTATACTTATAGTTTATTATTATTTAGTTATATCCTGCCGTGAACTTGTGCCAGTCAATGCTATTTTTAATGGAATAATTTCGATTCGAAATCATCTTGATTATTTCTTCTAAAAACTTAAGAGTAATATCATAGTATTTTATTTTCAAATCTATTTTTGAAAGTCTCTCATCAGCGTCCATATACCTCTGTATGGCATCCTTTTCCCTTACCTTATACGGAAATGGTTCTTCATTATATACCTCTGCTGGTGCCTTTCCTGTGTAGTAGTTATATCGTTCTAACCGAACTTTATTATAAGTTTCTCTTCCCTTTTCCCGAAGAAGAGTTATTGTATTGTATATGGTGTAATATTTTGCGTGAAGTTGAGAAATTTTTAAAGATTCATCGTGTAAGTTATCAGGGTCTATGATAGAATCTTTCTGCCACATTTCTTGTAGTTTTTCTAAGTCAATTGACATTATAAGGGTTGATTGTTATTATCAAGGATATTATACACGGTATACTTAAAAGTTACATCTGCCGTAAAATATTGAATATCTGTTTGAGTTGCATCAAAGTTTAAAGAAGTTAATGATATTGGAAATAAATCTTTAAATTTTATAATTGCGGTTGTATTATAATTGCTATTCAAAATATAGAGACTTCCATCACTAAATCCTCTCAATGGGTCTTGAGGTTGTGTTTGATCATTTGGAATTGTAATTAAATCATCATATTGTTGAGTTGTTTCTGGAAATCCAAGACTAGTCAACCAGTTATGAATTACCATATAATTTTCTAAATTCTCATCTACCAAGAATCTTAAAGATAAGTCACCATATGTAAGTTTATCTCCAGGAACATCGATATCTTTTAAGTATGTTGATTGCGTATTCAAAGAAAGTGCAATTTCTGGTATTCTTGTAGAATTACAAAAAAATGAAACTTTTAAGTTTTTTGCCAAAGAAAATTTAAATCCTACTGGAGATAGGAAATTTCTATTATCAATTTGTCCAGGAAACGGGCAAGACATATCAATACCTTCCGGACATTAATCCTTTACTTTTGGTTACTTTTTGTTTTTCTATTTTTGGTTTATTTGTAATTGGTGTGACATCAAGATTTCTGACTCCAAATTGTCTATAATCTTTATATCCTATATCATTCGTAGTACCTGTAGTTAAATCATATTCACGATTTCCGTGATATGGACCTCTATCAATTACTGATGTTTCTACTGATTTTTTGGTTTGTGGATCTGTAATTTTTACTTTACTTCCTAATGGTAAAGTTTTGTGTGCAACTCCTCTGGTAGATGGAGTAAGGGTTTCTCCAGATGCTGTTGGATTTCCATACAATCCTGGTCCATATGAGCTTGTGGAAACAATTACACCTAACTTATTTGCTTCAAATATAAATTGATTGAAAGTTTTCATCTTTTTAATCTTATTTATTTGAATAAAAAAGGGAACCCGAAGGTTCCCCTAAAAGATATGTGAGAAAGACTCACATAAGGTTGGCAACTTTAACTCTTCTGTAATATACGTTAGAGTTAGTTGTAAGTGCTCCTTGTCCTACAGTTGCACCTTCAGCAAATGGATTGGCAACCATTCCATAGCGTGTCTTAAATCCAATTTTTGGTTGGAAGGTGTTCTCACCAACGGCGCGAACCATTTGGAGAGGAACATAAGGGCAGTAGAATAGACCTGCATCATATGCAGAAGAACCCTTATAACCAACAACATAGAACTGATTAGGAGACACGTTTGCGGAATAAGGATCAATATAAACCTTATACTTTCCTTGAAGAACTCCGGCGAAAGTATTGCCAGTATCATCAACGTTCAAGTTTGCATTGAGTGCAGGGGTATAATCCAGAACTCCTGCCATCGCAAGTGCCGAAGCAACGTCTGCGGAGCAAAGAATCATATTACCTTTTCCTCTACGAGTTTGCTGAGCAATAGCGTTAGCATCGCGCTCGATTTGGAAGATAAGACCTTTGAACTTCTCAACAGACCAACGACCGTTGGAATCAACATCGAGGTCAAAAATACCGGCAGTTGCAGTGTTTGCCTGAGCACCTGGCTTGGCAATCTTATAAACGGTACGAATAACTTCGCGGTTAATTTCAGCAAGAATCTCTGTAGAGAGAATGTTGGCAAGTTCAGCTTCCGCATTCAGACCGTGAATTGCCTTGAGGTCTTGAGCAAGCTCAAGTGAGTACTCAGCCTTGAGTGCTCTTGACTTTGCAGTTACGGTGACTTTCTCAATCGAGAATGCCATTTCATTGAAGTTGTTTCCTGAAGAATCTCCTAGTGCTTCAGAGCTATCGGTACGCATACCCTGACCAACGTTATATTGATCATCACCAACTCCAGCATTGTTTGCCTGGTTAGCTGAAAGAATAGAAGGATTATTTCCACCTTGAGCAGTTGTACCCATACCAACGGAAGCGCCGGTAAATCCGGTTGTTACATCAAATCCTGCATCCTGACCAGAGAATGCTGAATTAGATTCGTTATAGAATGCTTCTGTTCCACTAGTCTGATTGCTATAGCGAGAACGCATTGCAAAAATAAGTCCAGTAGGACCGTTCATTGGTTGAACGCCACAAAGATCATAGGCGATCAAATTAGGCATTGAGCGTCTGATCAGGGAGATCAGAACTGGATCGAAACCTGCAGTAGGACCAGCACTAAAACCTTGAGCACTACCACCAAATCCGGCAGCACCAGCACTTGAAGCGGTTGCCATTGATGGGGTTTCGTAAAGAAAAGCACTTTCTTCGCGCAGTTCTCTTTCTTGATTTTCTAGCAGGATAGCGGTTACAGATCTACGATGAGAATCTTTGATTTGATCCAATCCCGAATAGTCGAGAATTGGAGCCCACTTCTCCTGCAAATATTCTGTGTTGAACATTTGCATTGTTTTTACCTCTTTAAATTTTGTGTTTGATTGTTTATGATTTAAAAATCACTATTTTGCGACTCTTCCTAAAGTTTGAAGATATGATGCCATTCTTCCATCAACTTGTGGTTGATTGGATTGAACATCGGTACTTTCAGTCAAAGTTTCAGAGTCATCTCTTTGAGCACCAGCGTTATGTGGGAAATAAGACTCCCTTAAGGTTACTAGTTTCTCACGATAGTTTTCTTCACTATCAAACTCAACATTCGCGGCAAGAGAAGAGAGTTTATCCTTCTGAGAAAGTGCAAGACCTTCTGAGATATCTGCAAAAATTACATCAGCAACGGACTCTGCTAGTCTTCTGTTTAGAGCAACATTTCTTTCAATTTGCTCGTTGAGTTTTCCTTCCATTTCATCAAGTTTATCTACCATACTCTCAACTACATCATATTTCTCTTCAGGGATTGATACATAATGATCTTCAAAAAGACTCTTCATTCCTTGTAGAAATGATTCGGTCATTTCAGTCTTGAGACCTTGCTCAATCACGAGTGCATTTTGATTAACCCACTCGTCGGCAACATATTCTAGATACGAATCAACACGGTCTTCAAGACCTTCTTTGATTGTTTCAATTTGTTCTAAGAGTGCCTTCTCGTAGGAATATTGAAGTTCTTCTTTGATGTCAACAATTTTCGAACGAATTGCTGCCTCAAAGATTGTTCTTGCCTTTTCTTGAAACTCTTCTGAGAGTTCCTCACCGGCAAGAAGAGCTTGAACGTCTTCTTCAACATCAAACTCTTCTTTCTTCATTTTTTTACCATCTTCATCTTCTTCCTCGTCATCTTCTTCCTCGTCATTTTCTTCATCATCTTCCTCGTCATCTTCCTCTTTAGATTTCTTACTGCGACGAGATTCTGCTACCTTTTTTTTCTTAGGTTTTGCTTTAGACTCATTTTCTTCCTCATCATCTTTTTCCTCTTCAGCATCTTCTTCCTCTTCTTCTGCTTCTTCTTTTACACTCTTCATAGTATCTGCTGCACATGCCTTGGCATTTACAACATTCTTTACTTGAGCAAGAGTTAATGAAGGATCTTTGAGTTTTGCCGAATTATCATCTGGGCGATAATTTTCGGGGGTTGGTCCACCTAAATCTTCCCAACTATCAGTTTGACCGGGAGTTATTAAAGAAGACTTTTGCATTGGTTCGGCAGGTGAAGCGCCTTTGGTTACTACGTTTTCCATTTCTTGTAAATTTCTACCAACGGACATTTTTTTTAGATCTTTTGTTATAATCTATATTTATTTATAATTTAAAGATTTGCTAAAAAATCTTGAAACAATTGAGTTTTATATTCTTCCAATAATTTTCTATCAACTAGAGTGTTAATTTTACGATTTGTTTTTTCAATTAACTGTTCTGTTAGTTTTCCATTCGAGAAAACCCATTCCTTTCCTTCAAATATTCCCTGAACAAAGGCATCTGGTGCAGAAGGATCTGCAACAAGATCTGCCGCAGTTGCCAACATAAAATCTTCACCAACAACTTTATGTCCTTGATTAGTAACTTGAAGTGATCCAACACCACGAGAGGAGACACCAAGACAAACTCCTTCGGCAATAAGAGCTTTTGCAATCTTACCCATCGGAGTCTCAAGAAGTTGCGCCTTACCGAAAAAATTATTTCCCCTTTGCTCTAGTTTGATAATTTTATGAGAAACTCTATCTAAATTGACCGTTGGACCATCTGGGTGTCCAAGTTCTCCAAGAGCACGACCCTTACAAATAAATGCCTCATTATATCTTTTAACCTCTTTCATTAAAGTTTGTATAGGATACATTCTTCCATTTCGATTGCAGATATCACCCTGAAGAAAAACTCCTTCAATAAACATTTTTTTAGATGGTCCTTTACCTTCAGTAATAAACTTAACTTGCTGAACGTCTTCGGTGATGAGTTTCATTTTTATTCGGTGACTAGTTGGACGATTTCTGTAATACTTACATTTTGAGAAGCAGATGCTGAAATCACACTTACCTTGACACTTCTGGAAAGAATTGCATTAGTTGTGGTAATAACTCCAACAATAGATGAACTATTGTGTGATATTGTTACTGAATTATCAGTTATTCCAGTCACTAACTTATGTTCTGTATTAATTTCTGATGGTTCGGCATTTTGAATAGTGACAAATTCTCCAGTCAAAAATGGATTTCCTGCATTACTATCGAATGAAATCAGAGTTGATGTTCCGGTGGTAATTCCTACAATTTTTTGTCTGGCAATTCTTTCTTTTAAAATTTCACTACTATTTGGTGTTATTTGGAAAGAATTTGATGTAGCAATTGGATTTCCACCAGTTTCAACATAAATTGCAGTTGATCCAGTAGACACTCTCAAATATCCACTCTTAAGGGCAATAGGATTGCTTGTAGTAGCGGAACCAACAACTGCAGTTATTTTATTTACATTTTGAACAATCTTAATTGCCATTATTAATGATCCTCATTATCACCAAACATTGATGCGGCAACATATGGTCTAAAAGCAATAACGCGATCACCTGCCTTTGCAAACAATACTTCTTTAATTTTATCAGATATTTCAGATGCAGGACCATCTGTTGCAATAATCGATAATTTCTTCCATTTAAATAATTTATTATTATAAGATTATTTATATCTTTCCACCTTTGGGTTCTGGTGGAAGTTCTGGAGCAAGAGGTTCTTCTGGAACTTCTCCGAGTGCTGGATCTTTAGGAGGAGCAACTCCTGGATCACCTTCTGGAATTGGATTTTCCATTTTACCTACATCGGCATTTGGATCAGGTAGAATTCCTTTTTGTATTTCATCATCAATTTGTTTATCAATTTCAATGATTTCGACATCAGTTTGGCGAAGAATCTTCTTACGAACATATTCTGTTGAAAAATATTTTCCAATATATGATTCCATAGATGTAACAATAGATAATCTGTTTGTTAGTAATTCGGATTCTTTAAGTTCTGCGAAATGATTATCGTATAAAAAGTCATATTGAATATGATCTCTAATTTTCTCCCAATCTTCAGGACTTACAATATTCTTTAAAAGTAATTGAGTGCGAAGAATATCATTAAACATATTTGAAAAACGTTTTCTTAATCTTCCAACAAACTTTGAAAACTTAAGTTCATCTCTTAAAATTTCAGATGAACGACCTAGATTAAATCCATCTCCACCACCAGCAATTCTTGTTTCTGGAACTCCTAATGCTCTATAAAGTTTTTTCTGGAAATATTCAATATCAGCAAGTTCTCCAAGATTTTGACCACCCGGAAGAGTTGTGATTTCAGTTCCTCTACCACCTTCTCTTCTTGGAAGCCAAAAGTCTTCAAGCATCGCCATATACTTACGATCATCACGAATTTCTCCAGTATTCGCATCATAAACAAGTTTGTTACGATAGCGACTCATCACTTCTTTAAGATATTGTTCTGCCTTAACCTTTGGCAAATTACCAACATCAATATAGAAAATTCTACGCTCTGGAGCACGGGATAATCTATAAATGACCAAAGAGTCTTCAATCATTCTTAATTGATTGAGTGCTTTGATTGCTTTATGTAGATATGAGAGAACCGTTCCTTTATTTCTATCAACTAATCCTGATGTGCAATAAGTGATTGAATCTTTTGCAATTTTTACAGAACCTTTGGTTGAAGATCCAAGCATACTTGGAGCATAGTTTGAGGTTGATGTTGGAGTATAAATGAAATACTCTTCAATTTCAGGATATGCAATTTGGTTTGAATTTGAAAGAATCGATATATTTGGGCCAAAATTATTTTTAGTTTTCTTTTCTTGTCTCACATATTTCATTTTCATAGGATCAATATATCTCAAATCTTTAATTCCATCTTCAGGTTTTTTAACATCAATTACTTTTAGATAAAATAATCGACCATCAACATACCAATTTCTAAAAATTTCGTGAGACTTTTTATCAAAGTCCATAATTTCTTTGATATATTTAAATTCTTCTCTTATAACTTTTTTAAGTTTATCACTTGCATTTAAATTTGATAATTCTATTTCTATGGGAGAATCATACAAATCACTTACAATTGCCTCATTCACAACATCTTCAATTGCTCTTTCACATTCTGGATGAAGTGACATTTCGCGATATCTTTTGATTAAATCATATTCTGTGCGATAAACTCCCTCAATATCAATAGTCTGACCATAAAATCCAGATTGTATATAATGATCAATCCCGTCATCATTGTTAGGAGGAACGGGAGAGACTACTGATTTTGATTTTTTTTCATTATCTTCAATCGAAAACCCAAAAAGTTTTGCCATCTTATATAATTAAACTCTTGATATGTTATATTTAGTTGATGTCTATTCCACCAGCTTTTGCAGAATCGCCTTTAATTGCTTCCCACCACAGAACTTGCATTTCTACGTTAAATTCTTGAATTGATTCCGTATCATATGATAAAGGAATTGAAGACACATTAGTTGGAAACAAATCATAAAAATGATATGCTCTAAGTGTTGAACCATCACGATCTAACTGATAAACAAAGGCATCTGCCTGATAAAGTGCCGGATCAGTAATACCAGTATTATCAGAGACTTTGTTCATTACATTCATCCAGTTTTCGAATGCAGAACGAATTGAAAAATCGGTATCATTAATAATTGTAATTGTCCAAGTTTCAAATGTTCTGTCTCCAGCAACATTTAAAGTTCTTCCTCTAAAGGCAACCGGTAATGGAGTTACGGTTGATGCTGGCATAGCGACACTTTTAACCAAAAATCTTGATTTGTCCAGGACATTAGTATCGGCAGGAGCAGCCTGGGGGAAAGACAGAACAACCTCGAAGAGATTACTTCTGGCACCACCACCAGACAGCTTACTCTTAAAGTCTGTAATTTTTCTTTTAGGTGGTGGATTTAACTGATTTCTAGTTGCCATTGTTTTAAAACCTCTTGATTAATTAAAAGTTTCCGATTACTTCTTCAAAATCAACACCAGTCTTGGTGGCAATAAATGTAAGACCAATGAAGTTAATCGATCTTGCTGGTTTAATGTAAATGTCCGCTCTAAACTCATTGGCATCAATAACTGCTGCCGTGTTATTTGTTTCGTCACAAACAACAACATAATCGAATATACCTCTCTTTGCCTGAACATCACGCAAGAAAGGTTCAATAGTATTTACAAAATTAGTTCTTGTAAGTTCATCATTAAATTCGAATAATATATCTTTTGATGCTCTTGAAATTGTTTCCTCAAGGTAAATAAACAATCTACGAACATTAATTCGATCAAATGCCGATGCTTTTGCAAATCCTGTCTTATCACCAAATAGAATAATGCCAGCTCCAGGAGAGAAGATGACTGAATTTATTCTATTTGAATAAAGACGATCTCTTTCAGTTTTTGATGGATTATATGCCAATTTAACGGCATTTAGAATAGATCCCCTTGAGGTTCCTGCCGGAGAATACCAGGGGAAATTATTAATATCATTACGGGCACAAATACCTGCTATATCACCATTTAATGGGACATATCTAAAGGTGTCTGAAAATCTATCATACATATACTTATATCCAGAATCAAAGACTGCATAAGAAGATGATTGGAGTGGTGAATAGAATGAAATTACATTATCAGTAATAGTATCTGTGGAATTAATAGTTGCCGAAGTTTGAGATGATGTATCAGTCAGTGCTGCTCCCCTATATGGAGAAATAAATGCAATTGCATCTTTTCTTATCTCTGCAACAGCGATAAGTTTTTGAGCCAGTGATTGTGCAGATGCTTTAGCATATGCGGCAGATCCCATAATCAAGAAATCTACTTTATAATTTTCTGGAGTTGTAAATAATGAATATCCGTCAGATAGTTCTGCAATAGTTGCCATAAGAGATCCTGCTGTGGATATATCTGATATTCCACCATAATTAAGACCTCCTGATAAAATATTTGTTGAAGATCCTGATGCAGAAAAAATAACACGCTCGGCATCTTGATTCCAGGAACCATTACTACTTAGAGTAAATCCAGAACTGTATCCGGTAGTTACAATACCAGTTGGAGAATTGAGACCAAAAATATAATCAGAATTATTTTCTAGATACTTTCTCCAATAAGCAGAAGATCCCACCGAAAATTCTGCATCAGATGCTTTCGAAAGACTCAAGTGTTTTTCTAGAATTGATCCGGAATTTCCTGTAATTTTTCCTTCAGAGTCAATTACGACTAAATGAACTTCATCAAATCTTGAATTTCTTGCAGATGCATATGAAGAAGTTCCTGGTCTTGGTGCAACATTATTCCAATTAATAGATGTTCCTGTTGTTTGTCCAACACCAGTCAATTTTATAGTTTGTTGATCAAACCAATCTACACTCGAAGTATATGCTGTGCTTCCGTATGAAGTTGTTTGAGAATATGTATGAATACCAAGTGATCCAGATGAGGTAAAAGAAAATTCTCCAGATGGTGTATAGTCTTTTAATGTTTCTGTTCCTGCTGCAGAAACATGACTTAAAACTTTAACTCCAATTTTGTTCAATCCAATTTCAGTAATAATTCCTTTAAGATACCCATCCAATACTGAAGTTACTCCTATACCAATATCTACTTTACCAACCAAAGATTGTGTAATTCCATATCCAACCTGTAAAGCGGCACCAACACCGGCAAGAGTATTAATACCACTTAATATTTGATCAACCTTCGAATCTATAATAGCAACACTAATACCATTAGACCAAGAACCTGGATTTTTTGCAGCAACCGTCACACCTGTAAGAGTATTACTATCATAACCCAAAGAAATATAATGATCTAAACTATCAATTTTAACTCCGTTTGCGGTTCCTACAAATCCATTTCTTAAAGAATTATCATTTGCTCTTACAACTCTAATCGATCCACCATATGCCAAATAAGAAGATGCACTCAACCAGTGCTCATAGTGCTTATCTGTAGCATATGGTTCTCCAAAATTATTTAATAATTCGTTTTCATTTTGAATTAAAATTGGTAAATCTACCGGTCCCTTCGCAAAAGGTGCCACAACTGCTCCAATTTTATCTGAAGCTGGTTGAGTTCTTCCTAGAGTAAGATCAACTTCCCTTACTGTAATTCCAGGAGATGCTAAATTTAGCGGCATCTTGATTCTCCGACTATCCAGAATATTATAAAAGTATTTATAAAAATCTTCTCTTTTGAATTCTCATTGTTAATTTGACATGTAGTCCCATTCACTTGATACATCACCATATTCATCAACATTCCAAACTTCGATTGGTTTGTCATTTTCTCTAGATGATGCAATCAACCATCTGTCTCCCGATTTTTCTTCAATAAAATCTTCAAAATCATCTAAACCATCTGATATAAATCCAAAAGGAGACATATCTTGTTCGATTTGATTTTTGTGCTCTTCATATAGTCTTTTTCGAATATCATTATCAGTCATTTCTTTAAAATATTCTTGAGCAACTAACCAAGAAAAAATGACTAAACACATTACCAAATCATCATTACACCCTTCTTCTGCCTCAAAGGAATTATGCTTCTGTGCAAATGTTGTTAATTCACTGATAATATCATAATCAGTAATGAATAATTTATCATCTTCAATCAATAATTTTAAATTAGAACACCCTAACTTTTTAACAGATGAAGTTGTTCGAACTCCAAGTTGAGATTTTTTACCACTAAATCCAGATCCTACAACTTGCCCAGCACGACCTTTCATAGCACACATTAACATATTGTCATACTCTAAATCAAAGTGAAGAATATTGGCAACTTGATCACCAATATCATTTACTTCAATTAATAACCAAGAATTATTATATGCCTTTGCAACTTCATTAATAATTGCTGGAAATAACATCGGTTTAATTTCATTATTTTTATATTTTGCAACGACTTTGTAAGGAATGTCTGTGATGTCGAAAACAACAAATGCCGAATAGTCATTTCCAATTCCACGAGCAACATCAACAGTAATTAGATAATTTTGTTCTTCTTTTGGATTTTCATAAATATCAAGTCCTTTACTTCTTTTTAATGCATCATCATATACTAATATTTTAAGTTTGCTTGGATTAATTAAAGTTCCTACAGAACCTAGAAATTCACAAAGATGCTCTGCTCTGAATTGTTCTTCACTAGTATTTGAAATTGTTGTTGCCTTCCACTGCTCATCTCTTCCTGGAACTTCTGACCAATGAACTTCTGTGGCAACAAATTCACTCTTTTTTCTTTCTGCATCGTGCCACATACGATAAAAGTGATTCATACCCTTTGGTGTGGATACGATAATTACTTTTGATTTTTTACCAGAAGAAATTGTAGGATAAACTGATGCAAAGAAATCATCTGCAATATGATTTGGAACGAATGCAAATTCGTCTAAGAAAATAATATTAAAAGACATACCTCTAACCGCAGAGGCAGAGGTGGACGCGGCAATAATTTTTGATCCGTTTTCTAATTCTAAAGATCCTCTATTCCAAACTATAACGCCTTGCTGTAACCATTTTGGAAGATTTTCGTATGATAATTGCAATCTTCCTAATATTTCTCTTGATGTTGTTGCCTTATTTGCAAGAATTCCAACATTAACATTATCATTAAATAAAATATAGTGTAATAAGTATGATATTACCGTTGTTGTCTTTCCAACTTGCCTCGGCATTTTACAGATATTAAATCTATTCTTATGAAAATTATCAACTAATTTTTCCTGAAAAGGCCACATATTAAATCCAATAAGACCATCATCGACATTGACTATTTTAATGTATTTCTTTGCAAAATAAACAGGATCATCTTTACAATTTAAGAACTCAATAATTTGTTCTTCTGTAAATTGAATTGATGTATTCGCTCTTTTTAAATTTGGATTAGATAGATATGCATCACCTTCTTTTAAAATAATATCTTCAATTTCCATACTAACAATTCCACCTTTTCAATGAAAGTGCCTTTCTAGTTGGGCGTTCCTTTTTATCTTTCATTGGACCAGGCATTCCACTCATACGAGCACAGAAAGACTTTCTTCTTTTTGCATCCTTTGAACCTGGTTTTAATTTTGACGGTTTAGTAGTAACTGCTGTTTGTAATTTTGATCCTGGATTTTGTTCCCTATAAGATACCACTCCTGCTGCATTCAATCCACCTTTAGGATTTTTTCCTTCCTTTCTTTGCCAAGCAGCCGATGCCTCAATCATAAAGGACTCGAAGGTTTTTTTTGCTGCCGGATGAAGTTTTGCGGCAGATGAAAGAACTATTACTTTAAGATTTTGTGATAATCCAGGTGCATTTGCGGCATTAACTCGACTGTTAAACTTTTCTTGAGGAGTAGATGTATCACTTACTTGCTCATTTACAGGAACACAATTTGGAACCATTTTTTTACCCTTTTTCTTCATACCTTTTGCAGTATATCCGTCCCAACATGCCTCATCCACATTCGTTTCATCGCTATCTAGATAATCTGAGGCAGTATCGATATAATCTGTTGCCTTTGTTATTTTTGATTGAACCCAGGCAGGAAGTTGTTGATTTCCTTTTTTTATATTTTTTCTCAATAAAGAAACTGCCTTCATAATCGTGTCAAATTCGCTTCTTGCCATATATCCTTCATCGTCCTTTTCCTTACCACTTTGAATCTCTTTGTGATTCTCTTTTATTTGTTTGTATTCTTTGGACTCATTAGCAGGATGAACTTGAGCAATACTAAACTTCATTTGATTTTGAGAAAGACTGGAAGGTGTTGAAAACATATCCCAATATTTGGGTCCATATTTACATTCATCTCTGGTTTCATTTTTTTCACATTTAGCACAGTACCTAATCATTCCAGTTTCTTCTTTCATTTCTTTTGGTTTAATTCCTTTCTTTTTCATAGAAATTGCAATCGCTGCTTGTTGAGCAGGATTTACTGCTTCACTTTTTGTTCCCCAATTAGCAGCACCAACCTTACGACATTTTACAAGTGCCCCAGATGCATAGGCAGAAGGCCAAACATCATATCTTGACTTTACTTTTGTGTAACAGGCATCTTTTTTTCCACTACCCTTACCTTTAATATCCGATTCTTCGTTCATTTTTGGTTTATCCGTTGAAACATAAGTTGGTTTTGATGCATCAGATTTTTCTGATTGATTTGGATCGGCAGCACTTTTTCTTCTCTGTGCAGATATTCTTTCTGATTTAGACATACTTGCTCTTTTATCGGAAGAAACACATTTTGGAGTTTCATCTTTATCATCTTCTTCACGAGCACAAGGTTCTCCAGAAATAACTTCAACCCAACCAGGTATTTCATCAACTGATTTTGATCCCTTAAACCATCTATGAAGAGAACCCATTTATAAAATATGTTTTATTCTTTATTATTTAGAAAACCTTGTTTGAGTATTTTTGATAATTCAGAGGTTGAACCAACAAACACGGCATTATTAGTAACATTATTGGAAATCTTAGTATTATTTTCCTGAACATCTTTAATTTTTTTCTGCAAATCAATCAGTTTATCAGTTGTGTCTGCAACACTTTTAATCAATTGTCCGGCAACCTCATAGGCTCTTGGACTACCTCCTTCACTCGCAAGATCCATAATTCCATTAATTGCCTCTTGACCCTTTTCGATTAGTGAATATAAATTTGCTCTCGTATATTCATAATCTTTTTTTATATCATCAGGTTGAGAAGGAACAATATCAATTGATGTAACATCTTTTTCAACCTCTACAATACTACTTTCGATATTTAATGCACTATCTAAATCTTCATAATTAGTTTTCATCTTATATTAAATATCTTTTTGTTGAGTCGGACTATAAGTTTTACTATCAGAAAAAATTTCAAATGTTTCATTAAATCCAAAATTATCATCAGGATCTGTATCATATGGATCTGGAGTTAATGTATATCTCATTTCTCGTTTTGCAATTGATGTATCGGTTCCTGTATAATAATCGACCTGAACTTTTCTGATAAGACCATCGGTGCTGTCTGCAACAGGACCAAATAGGTATGTTTTTGCTGTGAAAGTGAGAGTATAAATTAGTGCTCTTCTTGTTGAGAAATCTCCCTCATAATCATCCTGAAATGAAATATTTTCTAAAATCATTGGAATATCTCTTTTTTCTCCAATAGATTCAACTAAATCAACCGTGACATTAAATGCTGGTTGGAAATAAGGTAAAATTTGTTCTATAATTTGTAGTGCATCATCATTTAATTTACATAAAATATTAAGTTGAAATCCAATATTATATGGAACAGGCATAAAAACTTTCTTAATATTATTCCCATTATCACAAGTCTTAAAAGTTTGAACTATGCTTGATTTTCGAGTTGGATCATATGTAATAGAGTTCATCTCAAATGACATTCTCGGTAATGAAATTTGAGTTGCCTTATTTAATTCTGGTTGTTGTTGAATTCTTGCTAAAAACTTTTGTTTTGGACCATATGAAATTGGAACTCTAATTTCATTATTATTATTTTGATTTTTCTCAGAATGGCGAATATGAATTTGATTAAATAAAGTTCCAAAAGAAATAATAGTCTTTCTTATGATCTCGTGATAATAGTAATTTCCTAACATCAGTAATTTCCAAATGGATTTGATTCTGAAAAATCTAAAATGAGATCGGATTCCTCTTCAATCTCATCATTTTGATTATATTTATTATATGTATCCATTTTATCAAAAGTTTCGACCGTATATAGTGCTCCAGATTCTGTTCCCGTAATTGTTTCTCCTGGAAAAAATCCAAGTTGTGTGACACCAATCCCAACATTCGAGATCTTAAGAATAGAATTATCCTTGTCCCAATTCTTAACTCTGGCTCTTGTTTTTGATCTGGATCCAATTACAATTTCATTAAATAAATATGTTCCAAATCCGGTGATTGTTTCTGGACTGGAAATCGTAACAGTTGGAGTTGTGGTATATCCAAATCCTGGATTGGATACATAAATTGACTTTACTGAGGGACTTACATTCAATCCATCATACCCAATTAATGCAATACCAACAGCAGTTTGACCGACTCCATTGATTGCAAGTTCTCCTGGCGCAGAGACCGTAACAATCGGTGCTGTTCCGTATCCGACTCCACCATCTGAAATTGTAAATTTAACCACACCTTTATATGTGGTTTCAATCGAACAAGTTGCAGCAGCACCAACTCCACCCCCACCAGAAATTGTTATGCTTGGAGGAGTTACATATCCCGCACCGGCATTTGTCAAATAAATTCTTTCAACAGAATGAATACCTCCCCTAACTGTTGTGATTGCCACTGCTGTTGCTCTATCACCAATTAGATTTGTTGGAGAACTGCTTATGGTAACAACAGGAGTTGATGTATAATTACTACCATCATTGTTTATAAAAATTTCTTTTACATAACCAGAAATTACTGAACCTGAAATTGATGCTGATGCTGTTGCTGTTACACCAGTACCAATTAAATTAAGTGTTGTAATATACCCTTCTTCTTTGACTTGAGTATCAATTTCTTCAATAGATGTAGAAATAATTTCATCCTCGTATTCAAATAATTCACACTTTAATTCATAAATATAATTTCTCCCCAACTGATAAAATGGATTTTCGTGCTCTACAAATTTAATCTCAAAAAGTCTTTCTCCCAGTGGGAAATATATTAAATCTCCTTCTCTTGGTCTAGTTGAAAGTATAATATCACTTTCTTCTGTTCCATCATCTAATACACTTAAAAATGGTGAAATAAAATCTTCAAATCTTTCTTTTGAAATTGTGATTAATAATTCGTCCTTTAGACTTACTCCAAATTTTGTGAGAATATCTCCCTGACCACTATATCCATCATAATTATTTACATATGCCTCAATTTCAAAGTTATCATCAAATCTTGAGGAAGTAACTTCTTCAATGATTGTTTTTTTATTTACAAACTTTCTTGGGATATAAACAACTTCGACACCATACATTCTTAATTGTTCATTTATAAGATCTTGAACTAATCTTTGTTCAGATGAAGTTCCATGTAAAAAGAAAGAATTGAGTGCCATTATCCAATAAAATCGTATGGGGGAAGTTCGTAGTCCATTGCCATTCTTTTTTGAATTTCATCAAGTTCTCTTTGAGCATCTTCATAGAGTTCTCTACCATTTAATTCAATTCCTCCTGGAAGTTTAACTCCTCTAAATTTGATCAAATTTTGACCCCATTGTCTTTTGATAAGTGCCGTTAAATATCTTTTAACAAAACTGTCATTATAAACCTGTGAAAATGATCCTGGATCTAGTGCCCTATAACAGTCTAAAACTATAAAATTTCCAACAGATTGTGAACCCCAATCAATATCCAAATATAATCTATCTTGTCTTTTATTAAATCTGATTTGTTTATCTGTTGTGAGTAAAAAATCAATATCTTCCAAATAACTCTTAACCATTGAATATTGTAAAAGTTCAACTGAATTAAAATAATATAAATCATTTAAAAATAACTGATATTTAATACTGAACATTCCTTTAGAAATTGAACTAGTATCAAATCTAAATATTTTTTCTATCCCAATAACTGAATCTGGAACTTGAATATAATTTGAAGTTTCGTAAAAATTAAATGTTGTAGTAGTTCCATATCCTGTTATATTAGAAGTTCCTGTTGTTGTGACAATTCCAACACCATTAGTATTTTTTGCACTTCCCCTATTAATATCATCCTGACTTATTTTATACTTTAAATACATTCTTTCGACACCATCAAAGTGGCGCTCATTGAAGTACTGAAGGGCATCATCGACTAAGTCATCTACTTGTTCATCACCAATGTTAATCTCTAATACAGGGGCACCTAGACGCCTTAGGCAGTAATCTATAAGTCCTTGTCGAGTTGATGGTTTTGTCATGGTTCTATTTTTCTATTTTTTACAATTTTTAAATTCGTCATATTTATTTTGAAGATTTAAATTTTATGTTAATGAAACATTTTTTTGTTCTTCAAAATCTTTTGTCGGTGATTGAAATTTTGCTTCTAATAAAATATTTTGATTTTTCAATACTTAAATTTTTTGAATATATACTAATTAATATATTGTCATCAACTTGTCTATCCATATCTAAAAAGTTCCTCCGTCCAAAATAATAGAACCATCAACTTGAAGGTTTCCGCCAATATAAACATCACTTACAATTCCAACACCACCGGCAACTCTTAATGCACCAGTCGTTTTATTTGTTGCTTTTGTAGTTGCGGCAATAGAAACAAAAGAAGTGTTTGGAGTGCTTTGAAAATTAACACTTGTTTCAGAAGATGTTGCGCCAAGATTTAATGTGGTCGCATTTGGAACACTTATATTCGCATTACGAATGGTTGAAATACCAGATGTAGCACCAATTACAATATTAGTACCAGCACCAAAAGCATTAACTGTTGTTGCATTTGCATTTAGTAGATTAAATTCTGTTAGATTTGTGGTTATATCTCCACCATCAACATTTAAATCTAAATTAATATCTACATTTCCACCAACATTAAGATTACCTTCAATTCCAACACCACCTTCAGTAATAATGGATCCAGTATCTTTAGTTGTTGATTGTGTTGCATCATTAATATAAAGTGCATCATTAATTTGAGTTGTTCCTGCATTTGAGTCTAAAATAAGATTTCCAGTTGTGGTAGAAACCGTATTAGTATCAATTTTTATATTTCCAATCGTAGCAACACCAGTAACCTTAAGATTTTTTGTTGTGGATAAACCTAATACTCCAAGAGTTCCAACTGTAAGATTATTTGAAATATCAACAGAAGAATTAATATCTATATTTGAATTAAATGTAGAAATTCCAGATACTACTAAAGACTCTCCAACATTTAAATTTCTTCCAATACCAACACCACCATTAACAACTAATGCTCCATTTGATGGTATTGTTGATTGTGTATATGTATCAATTACACTAGTCATAATAAAAGTTTGGGATCCAAGATCCCAAACAAGAATCATTCCATCTTTATCTTGTAATTGTTTATTTAAATCAGTTAGATAAATTAATTTTCCAGAAACAGATGTAGTTTGTGATAAAACTTTAATTACATTTCTGGATCCAATACTATCTGATATATTTGGCATTATATTGTCACTCCGGATCTAACTAATGCCGATCCCTCTACAACTTTAACTACATTTTCCCCACTATTGTCATAAGTTACTTTTACATCATAAACATATCTTCCTGGAGTCAATGTTGTTGTTTGATTTGCAGTTAATGCTAATGAAATAATTCCAGAAGTTGCTGGAAGTATAATACTAGATGCAAATGATACATATGTCGAATTTCCGTATTTTTTTCTAATCTTTGATTCTACTGAACTACCTGTCAAATCAAGTTCAGAATCTGTTTTTGGATTAATTAAATGAAAGAAAGTTTTAAATGAAAATCCTTGTTCAATTACTATGTTAGATAAATATTTAGTTATATAAATTAACTTTCCAGAAACCGATGTAGTTTGTGATAAAACTTTAATTACATTTTCGGATCCAATACTATCTGATATATTTGGCATTATATTGACACTCCAGATCTAACTAATGCAGATCCCTCTACAACTTTAAACACATTTTCCCCACTATTGTCATAAGTTACTTTTACATCATAAACATATCTTCCTGGAGTCAATGTTGTTGTTTGATTTGCAGTTAATGCTAATGAAATAATTCCAGAAGTTGCTGGAAGTATAATAC